CGGAAAGGCTTATACCACTGACGATACCATCGACTTGATATTCAGTATCTCGGTGGCGAGTTACACCGTCAACGAACTGAATGCCGGCAAGGTCGTCTTCCGGTTCAGAATTGTAACAGTCTAGTTTTTTTGGGGGATAGTTCGCCGTCGCTCGTGGGGGTACGGGCGGCGGCATTCCCCCGAAAGACCATAAAACTATGGCCGACGTATTCTTGCCGAAGTGGAAGGAGGGTAACGGAAGCGCCTTCATGGAGGGTCTTGAGCGGCATCTGCGCTTCGAGGCCGACCTTGAGCGCGTGGAAGCCGCCCAACGGGCGGCAGCGGCCAACGCGGAAGTCCGCGACATGGGCAGCGCCAAGATGGACGGCCTCGGCCAACTGAAGGCGGTCATACCCGCCCGCGAATACTTTCGCTGGCACCAGAGCCACGAGGGTTGCTGGGGGGACAAGGGATTCATACGCGAATTCGTTCGCGACAACCCCGAAATGAGAGCGGAGGGAACCGCCGCATGAGGGTCACCACGATCAGCGGGATGAAGACTTCCCTGCGCCACTTGATCGGACTGGACGCCCTCCAGTCGAGCGAGGAGGACGCGGCGGTAGCGAGCTTCAATCGCTTTGGCAAACTGGCGTGGGACAGAACAACTTGGCCCTTCAATTGCGTCCTGAAACAAGTAATACCCGACGTGCGCGTGCGAAGCGTGAACGTGGGGAGTGGGGGGAGCGGGTATACGGGCACTCCCAGCGCAGGCTTCTCCGGAGGAGGAGGTACCGGCGCGGCAGGCACGGTAACTACAAATTCCGACGACGAGGTAAACGGCGTGGCGATGACCAACCCCGGCACCGGCTACACCAGCGCCCCTACGGTTGCGATTACCGGCGGCTCCGGCTCGGGCGCCACCGCCACGGCCACCATAATCGCCGTCCTCGACTTCGGGACCACGATGGACACGGTATTCAACGTGTGGACGAGTGATCCCTTCGGCGCGAGCGTCCCCGCCCCCATCGCCTTCCGCATCGAACCCGAGGCGGGAACGAGCGAATACGGACTGGCGGTCCTCGACAACCATTCGTCCACGGCGCCCGTCTGGGTGCATTACCGAACCCCCTTCAGCAGCTTCGGCGGGAGCGCCACCGACTATCCCGACCTCTTCGCCCCTTATGCGGTCATGGGCGGTTACGGCGACTGGTTGGTAGCCGACGGCCAGACCAGTAAAGGCCAAGAAGCCTTCGCCCAGGCGGAGTCAATTCTCGCATCCGAGCTGGACAAGCTTGAACGTCAGCAAAACCAGCAATCACGCATTTTAATGACCACTTACGGAACAACGGCGGCGTCACCGTCGTAACTAACGAGGAAAACTATATGAGCAGTGTATCGGAATATCGAGGATTGGGACTTAACGGGGGGGAGTACATTAGCTACGACCGGGGCGACACAGGGGCCATGACGGGCACTTGGTTCGCCATACAAGCCACGGAGGACACGGTGCTTGCGGCCCAGACGTCGAACATCGACAACCTGACGAACATCGTTACGGACGCTACCACCCTCGCCGCCAACACGGTCCTCTACGGCGCCTTTAGCAGCATCACGCTCGCCAGCGGAGCGGTCATCGCCTACAACGTCTGATGCCGCAAGGACTGGGAATCCAGTTGGGATTGGGTGGCGGGAGGTCCGCCACTCCCTCCGGCGCGCCTTCGGGAAGCCCCCCCGACTCCGTGCTACTGACCGAGGGCGGCGACTACATGACAACCGAAGACGGCTTTTTCTTGGAATTTGAACTTTAAAAAAAGAACATTATGGCTAATAAAACTATAACTGCACTTCCGCCTTTGTCGGCAACGCCCGACGTTGCGGACATCCTGCCCATAGTGGACGATCCCGGCAGCGGATCGGCGGTGACGAAAAAGATAACCGTCTCCAACCTACTGTCTGCGGTAACACCGGAAGGCACGGCGGTACTAAGCACTGGAGAAACGGGCGGCACGAAATTCCTACGGGAAGACGGAGACAACTCTTGTTCGTGGCAGGACTTTGAGGTTACGGCGTCATCGCTTCGCGGAACTCTAAATCCACATATAGGAGCATTTCCCAACCAAAGCTTCCTCGTCGTGGATAATCCGGCTAACTCGGTCATGCTTGTGGCGGATGAGGCGGGAAATCTTAAACTGTTAAATAGCCTTGGGGTAAACAACGTCGCGGTTGGATTTTCGGTAATCGAGGATGCCACGGAACCTGACATCGAGGTGACGAGTGGCGGTCGAACTTATTCGGTGGTCAGCGGGGACTCGGACTTACTGGGAGTCAACGGATTACCGTGGCGACAAGGCTTTAACAATCCAGATATAGGGGCAAACCCTTCATCAATCTTAATATCCGGCGGATCAATCGCCTAACCAAAATCAGCATGTCTATAGCATCCATTCAATCTAAATACCCAAGTGTCGTATGGTACGATTCCAACGATGGGGGTTCAAACGCAGGTACACTTGCAAATCCCTACACCTCATTGGCGACCGCTATGACGAATATGGTCGATGCGGTTGGGGTGCTTGATGGCACTCACACCGAAGACGCCAAAATCGAACCCCCGAAATCCATTGTTCTGGTTGGAGAGTCTACGGGAGCGATTCTTAGTACATCCGGAACGAGCTATGGAGGAGCAATAGAGGTGGGCGCTAACGATTACTCGGTGAAATTAGAAACTCTCAAATTATATCACAACGCAACTGGCGCGACTTTCGGGCTTATCAGGGGCGGAAATGCCGCCGGCTCTACTGTGACGGTTGAAGGGTGCATTTTAGAAATGGGGGCAACTACCATCACCCAAGGGAACCGGGGTTGGATGTCTGCCGCTATGAGCAGCCCCGCGACAACCCTCACAATATCAGACTCTGTAATTTTAGGAGCTTCTTCCGGCACGGCTTATGGGCTGGTTGTCGGAGGAGATTCCTTTCAGGATGGATATAGCGTAATAGATATACAAAGGTGTACGATTGTTGCTACCGGTGGGTCGGCTGATAAGTTATCTACTTACTCTGCGGGAATTATATCCTCCACCTTTAAGAACAATATCTTCGTAGGAGACGGCAACTCTGAAACCTTGGGTTTCACTCCAACGGTGGCGAGCAATAATTGCTACTATAATAATGGTATTTCAAGCGGTAGTGGAGGTTCAGTATTCGCTGACCCGCTATTCGTAGACTCCGCTGCCGGCGACTACCGCCTTCGTCCATCTTCGCCGTGCATTGGGGAAGGGGTGGCTTAACCGCGAACTAAGTTAAATCATGGCACAACAAAAATTACAGAGGAAAGACTTCCAAATCGCCGTCAAAACGGGAACGGATACCAACAAAACCAAGTTCAAGAATGAAGCGGTTCAAGGGGAACTCTATTTCGCCACGGACACCAAAAAGATTTATGTCGCGGAAACGACTGCGGGTGCGTCGGTCGCAACTTTAGCGGAGTTTGACCCAGACGCCACAGGATTGTAAGCCGAAGACAAAGTGAAGCTCGTAGCGATAGTGATTCTCGTCATGCTCACCACCGGTTGTTCACTGCGAACCTTCGTCACGCCCGCCGCCACAATCGGCGGCGCTGCTGCGGGGAGTCTGGCGGGACCGGGCGGAGCGGCCCTCGGGGCGGGGGTGGGATACGCCGCCGGGGAAATCTACGTACTTGGATCGGAAAACAAGGATTTGGTGGACGCCCTGACGACGGGCGACGTCGAGGCCATAGCAGCCGCCCACATGAAGGGCAAGTTGGCCGAGCACGGGAGCGCCTTCGAGAAATTCGCCAGCGGCGTGAAGACGGTACTCTACGTGGCGGGCGCATTACTGCTGGCCTATCTGGCAGTCCCCTTCATCTACACCAAGCGCTGCCTGAAGAAGGAGCGCGAGACGCGCGCCCCCTTCCCCATAAAGCCCACCACGGGGACCGGCAAGTGAAGAATTTCAGGATTTTGGCGGAGGTGTACGCGGGCATGACGAAACGGGCGAAGGCACTGCTCTGGTTCGCGGGCATAGTGGTGGTTTTGGTAATCTTTGAATTCCTTTCCGGATGCTCGCTGAAGTTCTAGGAGACCGCACCATCTGGGGCGGCATCTGCGGTTACCTGACCAGCGTGACGCTTGCCCAATGGAGTCATGCGGCAAGCATACTCGCGGCCCTCTGCACGAGCGCCTTCATGGTGGTGCGCATCATCCAAGTACTGAAGACGAAGGAGGGGAAATAATGCCACGGTACGCAAACTACGGGCCTCTCGACAACCGGGTGGTGGCGGAGGGCGACCAAGGGTTTCGCAGCATCGACTCGTATTTGGAACCGACCACCCTGACGGGCGGACAAGTGGAGGCTTCCGAGAACTTCCGCCTGGAGGGCGACACCGCAACCGTCCGCAAGGGCTTGGACTTCTTGGCGGGGGGCGTGACCCTGACTTACTCGGCGGGCACGGAGGAGGTCTTCGCGAGCGGAATCTTCTCCGACCCCTTGAGTGGCGACGAGTACCTCATAGTCGCCACGAAGGACAAGGCGATCCTCTGGAACGACTCGAACGCCTCGGGCCTGTACATCGACTACGACGGTAGCGAAGTCGTCGCGGCTGCCGACGGGGCGACCTTCACCCAGAACTTCGACAAGATGATCCTATGGCGGGGCAGTTCCAAGCGCCCTCTGGAATGGGACGGCGACTTGACCAAGACGGGTTCCGACATCGACAGCAGTTTCGACCCGAAGACGGGCAGTCCCAGCGGAGCGGGCATAGCCTGCCCGAATTCGGATTACGGACTAAGCTTCCGGAACAGGTTGATTATTCCGCAACCAACGGACACCAAGTATACGGTGCTGATGTCCGACTTATTGGACTCGAACAACTTTACGACAGCCGACAGCCAATTCAGAATCAACAAAGGTTCTGCGGACTATTTGGTCGGCTTCTACCCCTACATGGAGGATCAGTTGATCGTCTTCATGCGGAACTCGATCCATTTGGTGAACAACGTGGCGACGACGAGCGCTGCGGGCGTCTACGAAATAAGCCGCGAGTACGGGTGCGTGGCCCGCAAGAGCATCGCCGCCAGCGGACCCCAATACTACTTCCTCTCCGACTCCGGGGTGATGGTCATGCAACAGGGTCTCGACCCAGCGAAGGGTCTCGGCGTGGCAATCAGTAAGATCAGCGGCGAGGCCATCCCCTTGAGTCGGCAGGTGCAGGATCAATTCGCCGACGTGAACTTCGCCGCCGCCTCGGGCGCCACGGGAATCGTATTCGACAATAAATATTATTTGGCGGTTCCCACGGGGACTTGCGACAGCGCCTCAAACAAGACGAAGGCCGCCTGCTCGGCGGCGGGCGGGACTTGGACGGGGGCAACCACGAACACTGCCGTATTTATTTACGACATCCTGAATGGCGGCTGGTCCAGCGTCGATCGATACCCCGACGCCGCAGGTTCCCTCGACTTCGCCGTGGACGACTGGGTGATTTGTTCCCACGGTAGCAACCCCACACGCCGGCGCCTCTTCGCCTGCAACACGACGGGTTGGTATCTCATGGAGGAGAACGAAACCGACGACTCCGGGCGCGAGATCGGCAGTTCCTCGGAATCGGGGACGACCGCAATCCCCGCCAAGTTAAAGACGCGCAGCTACACTTTCGGTGACATGTCCGTCAAATCCTGGCATCGCGGGCAGCTTGGCGTGGACGTCACGAACGGTGACGCCTTCACGGTGAAGCTGAATGCGACTGATCCGGATTCGACTAATACCGTCCACACCGAGAGCGCCGGGACGACGGAGGACAAGATCATCAGATTCGGGATGGCCCGCGCGCGCGGCTATTCAGCCAACCTCGAAATCGACGTCACCGCCGGACGCCCCGAAATCAGACACTGTCTGGTCGAGGCGACGGGAGTGGGTTTGAACGTAGT